CAGGTGGCGCACCAGGCCTCCCGCCCCCAGAGCGGAGGCGTAGGAGCGGCCTACGGTGCCCGGCAGGTCCAGGGGGACCGACGTCAGGCCGTCGCCGTACTCGTCGGGGTCAACCCCTTCTGCCCGGTGCGTCTCGGTCGTGGTGAAGGCTGCGAGATGCTTGCCCACGATGGACTCGCAGGCTCGCGTCGCCTCGATCATGACGGTGTCCAGCTCGGTCAGCTGGAGGTTCTTCGCGAGGTCCGAGAAGGCTGTCGCGTTGAACTGCGCGGACGAGACCAGCGGAGTGACGGTGTCCGCAGCCATCGGCTACTCCTGGATCTCGTGCTTCGGCAGGTGCCAGTGGCAGTAGTCCTGGTCCGCCTTGGCGTTGTTCTTGCAGCCCTCGTGGGAGCAGCGCTTCTTCTCCGGGCCACCCTGCTGCTCAGGCTCCTCGAGGCCGGGGTGGTCCGGGTCACCGGGCAACACCTCCGAGAACACCCAGGGCATGCGCGCCAGCTGGTGGCCGAGCTCGTCCGGTACCTCCACGACGGAGCTCTCGTCCTCCCAGACGTGGTCGCCGGGGGCTGAGGCTGGCGTACTGTGGGCCTTCAGGTACATCGGGATCCTTCCGCAGCGAGAGACCCCCGCGAGGGCTGGCGGAGACTACCAGCCCTCACGGGGGAGACCGGAATTACAGGGTGCTGATGACGTTCCGCAGGCGAGCGCCGTACTTCGGCGCGCGGACCGCGAGGCACGTGTCCGACACGATCGCGAACGGCAGCGTGTCCGGCGCGCTCGTGGTCGGGAACACGTCCAGCGGGGTGACGTCACGCACGTACGGACGCACCACGTTGTCGCGGTTGCGGGAGAGGAGGTACAGGTCCTCGCCCCCTGCGCCGCGCGGCAGCATGCCCGAGTTGGTGCCGACGTACGAGGTCGGCAGGACAGCCGGAACGATGTTGCCGGCCGACTGCTGCGGCACCAGGGCCGCACCCGTGTCGACGATCTGGTTGGCGACGATCGGGGTCACGCCGTCGCCGGAGAGGCCGACGTTGGCGTCCACGTAGCCGAGGAGGGTGGGCGTGCCCGCGCCCCCGGTGCTGCGGTAGACCTTGTAGAGGATCGGACCAGCGTTCTCGAAGCCCACCGGAGGGGTGAACGAGAGAGTGACCGTCGAGGCCGCACCCGTGGTGACCTGCGTCACGTCCGCCGAGGTCTGGATCTCCCCGAGGCGAGCGATGACCGCCGCGACGTTGTAGCGGTAGGTCGCCGCCGCGAGCGTGCCGCCCGTGGTGGCGGTCGCCGCCGTGACCGTCGACATCTGCAGGTTGCGCGAACCCAGGAAGGACGACTTCACGAGAGGGATGTTGCGGTAGGTCGGGACGATGAGCCCCGCCGCGATCTCCACCGTGTCGACGAAGCGCTGCTGGTTGGTGAGCAGCTGGGCCAGCTTGCTGTTGGCGGTGCTCGAGAGCAGGAACATCCAGCTCGAGTCCGCCACCGGCTGCGAGGCGTTCTGCTCGACCGAGTCGATCATCACGTCGAGGTTGCGGAGGGCCAGCGCGGCACCCGCTCCGTCGAAGCTGTTCTGGTTCACGCCGCCGAACTGGCTGATCTGGACGTCCATGCCGTCGAACTGCGGGTACGGACCGTTCTGGGTCGCGCCAGCGCAGCCCCAGTCGATGCCGGTCTCGATGTCCCAGAGCAGGCCCTGGACCGCGCCCTCGATCTCCCGGGCACGCAGGTCGCCCATGAGGTCACGGGTGACTTCCTGCGCGTAGCCGGTGACCGAGCCGACGGCCTGGAGGTTGCGGATGGTGAAGTTGCTCTGGGCGTACGCGCTCTGGCCCACCGGACGCGCGCCACCGTCGGCGACGAAGCCACCGGGGATGCGGGAGGTCCGAGTGTTGAAGTTGTAGACCGTCGAGCCCCACTTGACGCTGGGGAGCGAACGGACGAGCGGGCTGTACCGACGCTGGTACTCGAGCAGCATCGGGTCGATCTGCTTCTGGACGAGCGCTGACACGCCTGCGGCGGTCAGGGCTTCCTGGAGGTCGTTCCCCATGGTGGGTGTGCCCCTTTCGTGGGCTGGCAGTTGGTGGGGTCGTGCGGGGGACCATTGTGCCAGCGAGGCACTCACCGGGGGTGAGCGGTCGAGGGTGGTGCGGGGGTGTTACTGGTTGTGCGCGAAGAACAGGGCCGAACGCTCGGCCTGGTACGCGCGGAACTCCTCGTCGTTCATCTCGTGGAGCTGCTTCTGGCCTTCGCCCGGCTCGCCCATCTTCTCGACGAGACCCTTGCGGGTGATGACGCCGGTCTCCTGCGCCTGCCGGATGACCTCCAGGCGGATGGACTCACGCAGCTCGGCGTCGTCCTGCTCGGTGGTCTCGGCGACGGCCTCGGTGGTCTCGGCGGACTCCTCGGCGGTCGCAGCAGCACCCTCGGCGGGGGTCTTCAGGGCTGCCGCGACCGCCTCGGCGACGACTGCCGCGAGTTCAGCGCGCGTGATGGGGGTGTCCGCGCTCTCCTCGTTGGTGGCACTCGTCTCTTCCGCCGCCTCCGGCGCGGGGGTGGTTCCGGAGGCGGAGGTCTCGTCGGCCGTCTGCGCGGCCTCGGGGGCGGTGGTCTCGGTGGTGTCGCTCACTTCGGACTCCTTCACGTCCTCGGAGGCCGGAGCGGTCTCCATCTGGTCACCCGAGTCGGTCTCGGATGCTCCTGTGTCGATGTCCCCATCGTCGTCGGGGTCCATGGCGTGGATCGCGTCGCACGCGGCCTTCATCGCAGCCATCGCGACGTCCGGCAGGTCCGCTGGCTCGACGCCGTTGTAGGCGGAGACCGTCACGGTCAGAGGTCCGTTGTAGGCGGAGATGGAGAAGCCTGCTTGCCCGTCGGGACCGTCGTAGGGGTAATACTCCGAGATGGTGGTCGCCGCCTCGGTCAACGGCTCGGGCATCTGCGAGGACTCGTTCGCCACGTTCACTCCGAACTTCTGAAGGGCACTCTTGATGCGTGCGCGGATCCGCTTCAGCTGTGCAGCGGTGTACTTCTTGGCGTTGTCCGCCTGGTTCACGTAGCTCCACGCGGCCTTGGCATGCGCCTTGGTGTCGATGGGGTAACGCTTGACCTTGTCGGACTGGTAGCCGGGGTCAGCATACCGCACTGATCCGTAGGGCTTCGGGTTCGCCGCCTCGGTGATCATCGCTCGAGCCTCGACGCTCTCCCGGATCAGCACCCGCTCGCCCCCAGAAGACGACTCCGTCGCCGTGACGTCGTCCAGCGTGGCGAACGCTCCGGAGACGCCGGGGGACCGGGTGAAGTCGAGGCCGTCGACCTCCATGTCGTCGGCGGTCGTCACCGAGATCCCCTCGAACATCTTGGTCGTCGGCTCGCCGACCCACCATCCGCGGATCGAGACGCCGCGCAGGAACGGCTTCCCGCCGTCCTTCGGGGCGACCAGCGCGCCGATGGTGTTGGCGTGGCCGGTCTCGGCGAGCTCGGCGGTGTAGTCCAGGTTTTCGCCGTTCATCGACACGCTCGTGATCCGGCCGACGATCTGCGTCGAGTCGTCCCCTGCCGCGTGGTACGTCAGCATGGTGACGGGGTTGCTGGGGTCCTTGAGGCGCTCGGTGAGCTTCTCGTACGCCTTCTTGATAAGCTCGGGCGTGTACAGCCGTCGGTTGGCCGACACGCCAGGGGTCAGCATCGTGCCGCGCAGCTGGGTCGTCATGCGTCCTCCGAGCTAGGAAACCAGCGAGAGTGTGGTGGATGGTTCGGCCGGTGCGACTGTGCAGCGGCACCGAGGATGGAGCGGGGGCTGCGGGCAGCTGCTGAGATCGTAGGGTGACCCATCCTCAGCTCCGCTGCACTCCGCGCAGACCCTCGAGTCACCTGCGGTCACGTAGTCGGCCTTGGGTATCCCCGCCGTAGCGTACGTGGCCAGCGCGCCTTGTGCCAGGGACTGGCCGATGGCCGTCTCCAGAAGCACTGACGCCATGTTCTGGTCGGAGCCCAGGATCTCCATGATCCCGTCGAGCATCTCCTGCCGCGTCGCCCCACCGTCCCACAAGGTGGCAAGGCGCTGCGAGACCTGGTAGCTCAGGCCCTGCATCTGGCGCTGGACCCAGCCCTCGGCCGCGTCGCCGAGCACCTGCCCGCTGCCGAGCGCGGCCTTGGCCTCCTCAGCGGCCAGCTCCCAGTCGATGGCAGCCCCGTTCGCGTGGGCCATCAGGGCCTCCGCGTTGACGCTGCCTTCCGCTGTGGCGGCCTGGAGCGCGTTCTGCACGACCGAGGTCCACGCCGCGCGGTCTGCGGCCGGAAGGCTTCCGGACACCGCGTCGAAGACCCTCGCCTGCATCTCGGCTGCCATCTGCTGGCCGGTGATGGACGGGTCGATCAGGCGCTGCGTCTCGACCGCGTCGACTACGGCCTGCCAGTCGAGCTTCGCCACCGCCTCCATGATCTTGCGGAAGGCTCCGGCGTGCGCGGCCTCGAGCTCTTCACGGCGACCGAAGACTATGGCCCAGACGCCCTCGAGCTGCCCGAGGAGGAGGCTCGGCACGCGGGCGTCACCCGGGGACGTCTCGGCGACTCGAACGGCAGCTCGGCACGCTCGGCGTGCTCGCTCCGTGAGTCCGACGGGGTGAGAGGCCGTCGACAAGGCGAAGCCCTGCGCGAAAGCCTCCACCACGTCCATCAGCCGACTTCCTTCTGCACCAGAGCCGCGACGTCCTGCGCGGTCTCGGCCTTGTGAGGTGTTGCGGGGGCCGTCCGCGCCCCGGGGACGACGGTGTCCCCGGGGGCGGTCGGTGGGTTCTCGGTGCCACTCACGTTAGTGCTGGAGCAGCCCGATGAGCGGGACCAGGATCCAGGCGAGCAGGCCGAGCGCGATGAGGTTCACGCGCCCGACCGGCTTGCCCATGGCGGCGATGCCGAAGCAGACCGCCCCGATCAGGAGCAGGATGATGTCGAGGATCCGCATCAGGCGCTGGCACCCGAGTGTCCGCTGTCACCCTCGGCCGGGGTCGGCTCGGCCGGGGCGGTGTGCTTGCCCGACGGGTCGACCGCGTTCACGTCCGCCGGGGCCGACTGGCCTTCGGTGGACGGGGTGACGTCGTTGGCCGGAGCCGCGACCGAGGCCGCGTCGGTGGCCGGGGTCGACGTCGCCTCGGACGACTGCGCCGGGACCTGGTCGTTGGTCGAGCCGCCGCTCGTCGCTGCCTCGGCGTCGCCGTCGTTCTCGCCAGCCGTGTCGCCGTCGTTGTCCGTGTCCACGAAGGGCGACGGGGCCGTCGGGCCGATGGCGGTCGGGGCGGTCACGTTGGTGTCGAGCAGTGACGGGTGGTCGGACGGGGTCGGCGTCGGGGGCGACTGCACTGCCGCTGCCGGGGGCGTCGTCTCGGTCTTCACCGAGTTGACCAGATCCTCCAGGCCGCTGAAGTCCAGCGAGTTGGCCGGGCGCTGCGGCTCGGTGTTGATCTGGCTCTTGAGCGCGGCGACCTCGTCGGCGAACGCCTGCTTGAGCGCGGCCACGTCGGCGTCGAGACGCTTCTGGTCATCGTTCATTTCGGTCATCAGGTCTTCCAATCTGTAGAGATGGCCCAACAGGGCATGCTCTAAGAACATACCCGGATCTTCGAACTCCACACCGTGGCGCTCGCACTTCACCGCCGCGCGGCCTTCCGCCGTGCGGCTCGGTTCGGGGCACCGGAACGCATGAGGTCATAGCTCCGGTACAACGCCTGCACCGCCCGGGGGTTTCCAGCCTCGACCTGCCGCTGGGTGCGCGGTGGGAGGTTCAGGAAGCACCACTTGAACAGCGGGTCCAGCTTCTCGTCTTCACGGGGTGGGGCCAGTGCTGCTGGGCTAGTCTCCACTTGCCAGCTCCTCTCGTACGCGCTTCAGCTGCTCGGTGTAGGCGGTGCGCCACGTGCTCTCGGCGGGGACGTCGCCCGTCCCCGGAGTCTTGATGGTGTCGTCGGGGGCAGGCGTGCCGGGGGCCGGAGCCGGAGCTCCAGAGGCTGCGCCGGGGGCCGGAGGCGTGACGACGCCGGAGGTCGATGCGTTCTTGGCGATGGCGGCCTGGGAGTAGTCCGCCACGTCGATCCACCGCACGACCTCACGGGACAGCGCGATGACCGCGTCGTCGCCACCGTCGACCGGACCCTCGCCGATCTCGGCGCGAGCGCGGTTGAGCGTCCAGCGGCCATCCTTCAGGCGAGCCGACGAGATCTCGTCAATCACCTTGTCGTCGCGCCAGTCGATGTCGCCGAAGCGCATGACCCACTGCTCCGGCACCTTGAACGCCTGCCGGGCCAGGTGGAAGAGCAGCTTCTCGACCACAGCCTCGGCGGTCGGCGCGCAGGTGTTGACGCGGAAGGTCTTGTCCTGGCTCGTTCCGGTGCCGCCGCCCAGGTTGCCCGACTCGATGACGCCGACCTTGCTCGGCGGGACGCCGTACGACGACAGGATCTCGTCGCGCTTCTGGTCGAGGGTCTTCAGGTACTCGTCGACCGCGAACGCCTTCAGCTCGTTGACCGTCGCCCCACCCTTGGTGGTGATGGGGTTGCCGATGTTGCGAGCGCCGAGGTTCCGGGTGGCGTGCTGCGACTTCCAGAGGCGGACCTGCGTGTCCGACATCTCCTGCGGGAAGTCCACGTGCAGGTTCGGCGGGTCACCCTTCCGCATGACCTCCTTGAGCGTCGCGGCGGTGAACAGCCACACCGTGATCGGCAGGAGGGACTTCTGGGTCGGAGAGACGCCGTTGAGGCCCGAGCGCGGGGTGTCGAGGGAGAAGTGGATGACCTCCCGCTCGGCGAACTCGGCTCGCTGGCCGTGCTCGGTGATCTGCACGTACTTCTCCACCACGCCGTGCTCGTCGGCGATGATGTACATGGACGGCACGTCCAGCGAGTACAGGGCGATCGGCGTGTCCCCGAGCCACACGACCTCGATGAAGGCGTCGCCGAAGACCAGAAGGTCCGAGATGACGCCCCGCATCAGCTGGCGGATGTCCTCGTTGGGGTTGACGAACTCGAGCAGGCGTCGGAGCGCCACCACCTGCGGCGGAGCCTCGGGGACGTCCTTCTGGTCCCCGCTCCACACGACCTCGAGCCCACCTGCCGTGATGGTGCGGGCGATCGTGTCGACCGACGCCGACGACCACGGGCACGACAGGTAGGCCTGATACAGCTCCTCGAGCATGGACCGTCGGTCCGAGTCCGCGGAGCCGTCGCCCTGGTTGTACTCGGTCGTTCCTCCGACCGGCACCCCGTAGGCGAAGCCGTTCGGGGGCACCACTCGAGACGGTGCGGTCGCCGGGGCAGGCGCTGCCGCCTCGTCGATGGCCGAGCCGCGACCGCCGAACGGCCAGAAGCGAGGCATCTAGGCTCCTTGCTGCACGAAGGGGCTGGCGGTGACCTTACCAGCTTCCGGATCACGATCCTCGCTGAAGTCGGGAAGGTTCGGATCGATCGGTTGTGCCCAGTGTACCTGGTTGATCCAGGTCCGCTCTTCTTCCTCAGGTCCGTCGATGACGAAGCTGGCCGCGAGGCTGCCCTGGATCAACAGATCGGTCACGCCGTGCACGAAGGCGTCCATGCGGTCGGGCGAGTCGTCGTCCTTCGGGTTCCAGCCCGTCAGCTGCGACTCGAGCTGCTCGAACTTGCCGACGAACTTGACCCGGTTGTTGTCCACCATGTTGGAGGCACCCTCGGCGCGCTGGGCCTTGGTGCCCTTGGCCGGGATCCCGACGACGCCCACCTGGTCCGGCACCATGGCCTGGATGGTCGTGAGGACGCGCTTGCCGAGCATGTTCTGCTCAGCGCGGACGCCGGTGGTGCCGTGCGTGGCGTGGGAAGACCCGATCGGCATGCGGTCGTAGGCCCTGCGCGCGCTGAGGTCGGCCAGCACGTAGGCGTTGCCGTCCGTGCCCAGCCCCATCACGATGCGGCCGGTCTCGTCGGCGGTGTCCTCGTCGGAGAACGACGGGTCGATGTACTCCCGCACCGTGATCATCTTCGGCGTGGCGGCCAGCGGCAGCCGGTTTGCCTCGATGGCGTTGCGGTGGAACAGGTTGCCCTCGACCGGACGGGGGTTGCCCTGGTACAGCGCGCCCCACACCCGGGGGCCGACGTCACGCTTGATGTTCTCCCAGGCCTCCGGCGTGCGGCCTCGAGTGGACAGCAGGTACTCGCCGGGTGCTCGGCCGAGGATGTCGTTGTTGACGGCCTGCGCCGGGATGTTGACGACCTTCCACCGGGGTCCGGCGATGCCGAGGCGGTCGTCCTCCTTGTCCTGCTCGATGAGCCGTCCGGCCAGGTCGTCCTC